AATTAGTCTTTCTCAACACATATAACTTAGTAGATGTTTTAACACCTCTGTTTCTGATTCCTAAAGTTCTAGAAATGTTATCAGCAATTCTAGTAGCTTCATCTTTCGCTTTCGACTTATCGCTATAAACATATACTTCTGTGCCTGTGCCACCTCCAGCATTGAGGTGGATTGATACATCTAAGTCAACCTTATGATCATTACACTTGTTGACGATTGCCTTAAGATTTGAATTTTGGTCTTTTCCACTGTCATCCGTACAGTCATAGACTGTATGTCCTTCATTTCTTAATAACTCAATTACTCTATTTTTAACCGCTCTATCTTCATTGACTTCGTCAAGCAATCCACTTGCTCCGCGACATTTTAAACTATGTCCACCATGTACGTTAATAATCATACTTTATACCTTCTTTCTTATAATTCAATTCCTTCGATTTCCGCTCTAATCTTAAGAGTGCGAATATAATTTCCTAAATGCTTCTTTTGCTCCTTGAGTAACTCAAGCGAACATCTAGGAATGAATGTCAACGTACGAGCCTCGTATTTGACAGTCATATCATCTAACTTGTCATATCTGATTTTAGCCTGCCAGTATTCTGCTTTAAATCTGTCTTTATATTCAGCACTGTTCATTAGTTCTACTGTGTCTTGTAATTCCATGTTTTATTCTCCTTTGTTAATAGCATTTTCTGCTACTTCTAGTCCTTTTGTTAAAACTGATGGTACATTGTCTCCGGCTTCCACGAAGTTCTCAATGATGCTGCGTAACTCATTAATAATAAGTGATGCTAAAGTAAACCAACCTACGTATGTAGTGATAGTTAAATCGACATTGATTGTCTGTCCAACCTCGATAAAGATTGCAGATGCTAAGAAAGCAACAAGTACCATGAGCCAGTACCCTAACTTCTTCCATACACCTCTGACTCCTTTAGCGGAATTTTCTTTGCCTGTTAGTCTAGACTTTCTAATTCCTGTGATGTAGTCAATGATGTTTAATGTCAAAAAGCCTACGAATAAAAACCAATGTGTGCCTAATGCAGCAGTCAATACTGCTACAATAGTGCCTCCGATTGCGTTAATCGCATCCATGTATTTTAATGATGTGTCATATAATTTCATATTTCCTTCTCCTTTTTAAGCATAACAGTACACGAATGCACCGCAGATATATTGGTTGTTGATGTTGTTTCTGATTGATGTCAGAGTGAAATGGTTTGCCGTCATATCATTAGTCTTTGGATAGAATCTAATGACTAATCCAGCATCAGAAGCACCATTTGAAACAGGGATAAAAAGATTATGGTTAGGTGCTTTATCATTTGGAAAGTCCTCCCACATATACCCCATCGTGTTCCCACCGATTGTTGCATTTATGAGCCCGTCCCATTTCAATTCACATAACTTAAATGCGCTGTTATATCTGTACTGCAGTTTGACACCGCATCCGTTAGTTCCACAAGAGATCCAGTTTGACCAACCGACATCTTTATGCTGTATCTTTTTATTGTCCTTATTCTGTATCTTTTCATTAGTCAATACAGGAATCCATGTATCAATCTGATTTTCAGTGTCAAAATCAAAGGCATAACCGTTATAGGACTGCGCTTCAAGAGGCATGTCCACCTTCAATTTGCCACTTTCTGCTTTGCATCCAACTCCGATTCCTCGACCATCAGCAGAAAAATCCAAGAGTTTGAATGATGGTGCGATTGCAGCATAAGATGCAACGCCGTCTGTTGTGAAGTAATCCTTGATAAGCACTCTGAAAGAATAAGCATTATCTGCACTGAACTTACCAGCAGATGATATGTATACCTTGCTCTCGCCACTGTATGAATCTGTATAAGTTGCAAGAGTGGTCCACGTTTCACCGTTCTTGTACTGAATCATGACAGTCTTATCATTTTTATTTGCAACAGGTGCAATTGAGAATGAATAAGTGATTCTAACCGCCGTGCCTTCATCGTCTGCTTTGTTAGTCGAAACATTCCAACGCTGTGCAGTTACATTCTTGACTGCTGGTGACCACCACTCTGTAACATTAATGTTTTTAGACAGTGTAGCCTTCTGACCTCTCGAATCTGTAACCGTTGATTTAAGAACAACTGTACCAGAAGACTTGAGTGGCTGTGTCGTAAAGTAACTGTTAGGGCCAGGGATAAGCTGTCCATCAATCTCATTGTTGTAATAAGTGATTGTAGCGCCGTTCTTCGCCGTAGCAGATACATTACACTTGACTTTCGAAACACCCTGTATGATCGTTGATGCACCGAATCTATTTGCGATAGCAGTATCTTCGTTTGTATAAGTGATACCCGTGACAGTCGGTTCATACCCCGAAGGAAGTACTAAATCTAAACGGCAGTAGTTAGTGCCTATATATTTACCAGCACGATTGTATGTATCTACCTTGAATGTCATATATGAATATGACGTATTAGTCATCTTGTTAATCAGTGAAACTGGAACTGTCCATTTGAATTCATCATTCCACTGATTATCCGCAATCTGAACGTTAGCATCATAATAGCTGTACGAGATTACATGTCCGAAATCAGATGACGCTCTAGGTGTCTTGATTGTCACACTGTTGCCAAAATATACAGATGCTGGAGAGCAGTAAGGCTTAGTCGCTCTCGGTATAACATCGCAGTCGATACCACCTGAGGCAGATACACTGCCGACATATTTACCGGATAATGTAACTTTGAGTTCCTGTGAGAACGAGAAATCAAAATGCTTGCTACCGTTGCTGTCATGAGGAATCTTGATGTTAGTGACTGTTGCTAACGTCTTCGTTCCACTTCCTCCGATAGTCACTCCACCAGACCAGATAAGGACACCATTTGCCCACATTGAGCCGTACTTTGTTGCACTAGAGCTGATATTCCACTTATAGTACTTTGTCAGTGTAGCAGTCCACAAATCATAGTTTCCGTCAACATTGACACCTGTACGTGTCATTGTCATCGTGACATTACCATTGCCACCACCAAAAGCTGCACTGCATGATGCGCTTGTTGCCATCAGTCACCACCTACTTTCTTAAATGTTAATGATCCATCGCTATTAACAATGAATCCGAAGTTTCCGATTCTCAAGGAACTAGAAACTTCAATATTCGAGTTATACATTCTGTTGTTCGCAAAGTACGCTACTTCATCATTGTTCTGAAGTATCGAATATTTGCTGTTTGTCTGTTTTGTCTTGAATTCAGAATCCTGTTTACCTATCTCGATTCCTTCTGCGTTGAATCTGATATAGGTATTCAACTGTGTCTGATTGTTTGAAACCTTGTCAGAAAGGGATGTAAAGTCCTCTTTCTTTACAAATCCCATCTGAATGCTTTCTGTTGTCTGCTGAATAGTAGATACAGTAGAAGCAAGGTTTGCGCCGTCAGAGGCACTGTAATAATTCTCTGATACAGTCTGTAAGATGGATGCCTTAGTCTGCTCAATAGATGAAGAAGCATCCTTGGTTGCCTGCTGCAGCTGACTGTTCATGTTGTTTATTCTGTTGTCGTAATCATCAATGATTGACTTTAGGTCATTTGCAAGCACTGGGGTGGTCGTTGTATATGTTCCATCATCCCATAATATTTTTGACCTAACCCAGTAATAATGCTTGTCAATGTAGTCATCGGGAACGCTTTTCCACCCGTCACTGTCTGAATCGGGCATTTGTGTTGAAGAATCAGACAGATAATACTCCGGAGTGATTGAGCGAATTCCCTGCCCGTCCTCGCCATCATTGACTCTCACGAGGGTCATGCTAGCCGATGCCTTAATCATATGATTATCCTTCTAACTGTGCGCTGAATGTTGCCTTGTTTGTAATATCGCCGGCACCGATTGTATATGTTGCCCCTGTTGCTACTGCAGTAGTTCCACCATCCTTGTACCACTTGATGGTTCCTAATGCAGATAAAGCTGACCCTGTAACTTCAACTCCACCCTTGTATACATGAGCAGTTAAAGTTGTAGCAATAGCGGTATTTTTAAAAATTGTTCCACCGCTTGAAGTGATCGCCATTGTGATAGCGTCTAAGCCATCTTTTCCATTCGTTCCGTTTGTTCCTTTGTAAGATACGGAATATGATTCAGTAGACTTACCATCTGAATATACAACAACAGTCTTTGTCCATAGATACTGACCATTTGCCACACTAGGAACTGTTGAACTCCATGTTCCTGTTGGAGGAGTTGTGCCACTCGTACCAGCCTGGTAAGTAACCGATGTTGAACTTACAGTAACGCTTGTACCATTTGAACCGTTAGAGCCGTTTGTGCCCTTGTAAGAGACTGAATACGCTTCTGTTGATTTACCGTCAGAATACTTGACTACTGTCTTAGTCCAAAGAAACTGACCATTCGGTACGTTTGGAACAGTAGTGCTCCACTCACCTGTTGGTTTAGTAGTTCCGCTTGCACCAACCTGGTATGTTACAGAAGTCGAACTTACAGTAACACTTGTACCATTCTGTCCTGTCTGCCCCTTGAATGCGATAGAGTAACTAAATGTCTTGTTGATAGTAATATCACCATCAACGACGATAGGAATAGTAATAGTACCACTCTTAGTTAATGCAGATGTTGCAGTAATTGTGATTGTTGGCATTGGTGCTTTTCCGTCAGATACAGCCGAAATGCCTGTAGGACATGTAATAGTTCCTACCGTGCATGGAACCTGTTCACTACCACATAATGCCATCACCTGTGTAGTAGTTGTCTGTGTGCCGTTTACTGCACTGGTAGTACCTAAAAAAGTATAGTTGTCATTTGTTAATACAACCGAATAACCATCGGTTAAGTCAATAACGTCAATCTGATTGACCGCTTTAATTGCCATAATTTTCCTCCTAAATGTTTAACTCGCAGTTGAATACTGCCTTGAATTTAATGTCTTTCGCTGAAATAGTGAACATGAACCCGTTATCGTTAAGCCTTGAATCATCTAACGGGATCTTGCTGAATTCTGTCTCTCCGTGCCTTTTAATGAGCCATTGGAGATATGCACCATCTCCGAATGTTTCTCTTAATTTAGTGGAGTTATCAATCACAACTCCACCCACATAGACACTTACTGTGAATATAGTAGCAACATCACTGTTCTTGAATGTCGTGCCATTTGATGATTCTATGCATAATAGTATTGAATCCTCGCCCTTCGCTCCTGTAATACATACCGGAGTACTGTATGTGACAGTATTGTTGATCGTCGTAGCTGTTCTCTGCCATATATAGAATCCAGGACGCCAAGTCGGTGCAGTCTCTGACCAACCTGTTTCTGGTGGTGTAGCTCCATCTGTTGAACTAGCATATTCGCAAACAAATTTCTTAACAGAGCCCTGTGCCTGTTTGATTGCTTCTCCAGCCTTTTCTTCAACTTCTGAAACCCTTAGTGATATCTTCTCATTGGACAGGCTTAATTGCGCCACCTTGTCATTGATGCCTTCCTGTTCCTTTGCGATTATATCTAGTTTCAATGATTCCTGGTCCTGCTGGACCTGCAGCTTTCTGATTCGTGTTGTATTAGATACACGATTCACTGTCTTCTCTTCATTCTTTGTTGTCACACTGCCGTCAACCGTAGACATAGAGAACTGTCCACCCTTGTAATTGACAGTTAGATCCGATACAAAGAAAGTGAATTCATTACTGTTATAATTGACAAGAGCCCCAGGAAGAAGGTTATCAATCGATATCATCGTGACATTCTTCACCTGATTGAAAGTCAATCCTTTAAGTCTGTCATAGATGCTGTCAATAATGCTCTGTTCATCTGCATATAGATTAGTTGAATCAATAAACAGCGTATTTCCTGTTTCGTCGCCTTTAGAAAGAGGATTGAGCCCATTTTCAGCATATACTCTTGTGAGTGTATACACTTCATTCTTCTCATAGTCTGTTAAATCCTGTGTAGTTGCAAAGGCAGTCTTTTCAATAGGAACAAACCTAATAGAATCAATCCCCTCTGCATAGACATTTGCTGCAAACAGTTCAGCAATCCACCCAAGATAGTTTCTTATCACAATCGTGTTATCGTACCATGATACGCTCTTATCGAGAACGTACTGCGGTATTCCTTCACGAATAATAGAAAGACCAGTCAGACTTTCAATCTCGTCTAGCTGGTCTTTTATAGTGACAGGATAAGACAGTTTAGTATCGTATGCCTTGTCAAGAGAATAGTTGTTGTCATACATCTTGAGAGTAAGTTCCTTGGTGTACTTCTCCGGCTGATCATACACCTTGAAGTATCTTGTATCAGATGCATCATTTTCCTTGACTTCCCAGTATCTGCTGATGTCGATATTGTCAAGAATGCCGTCATAGTTATCAAACTTCATTGTCAGTTCAATTGATGGCACGTTGCCTATCATACGGCAGTCAGCAAAAGAGACAGACATCTTATAATCAAGAAGTCTGTCCGTTACATCATTATTTCCGTATTTAATAAGCATAGTATCACACCTCTATTAAAGAAACAGAGAATGATTCTGCTTTTATTCCTGTCTTAACTCTTTTGTAGTTATATTTTTTATTCCCTGCATACATTATCTTGGTTCCTCTTATGCCATGATCAGGGATATATAACTCACAAGTAAAAGTCGATGGTGTTAATGCTTTAAGAAGTGACATAACATCTGTCAGAGGCGTTATTTTGTACGTTAAGGTCACTTTCAGCATATTTGCACGAATTCTGTTCCTTCTCAATACACCAGTAGATACCGGTCTGACACTATCGCTATCAAGATCACTAATCTCTACACTTATTTCAGAAGGTGTAGGAAGTGCTGTACCATTAACTTTTATTTTCGCTTCATCTGCCATAAGTAGCACCTCCTAATAGTCAAATACAGGCTTTCCTGTACGTGCTTCATAATCTTTGATGTTATCAATTACCATTTTGGTAATAACCTTGCCATCTTCTAATACCAGATTAATAACATAAGTGGCATTTCCTCCACCTTCCTGGACAGGCATTCTTTCAATAAGTCTCTCAGCAATCATATCAAGACCTCTTGTATTTCTCTGTAAAGGAATAACTGCTTCTGGTCCTGCCTCACCAAAGACTGCAGGTGTAGCTCTATCTACAACAGCACCTTTTGCCAGTCTAGGCACCTCAGAAATATGGAATCCTTTGCCACCAACTCCTGGAACCCAATTAGGGACCTTAATCTTATTAATCCCCCTGATGAACGTGTTAATCCCACTGATAATTGCATTCAATGGTGCCTTAAATATATTTCCCAAACCAGAAATAACGCTATGGAATATCTGTTTTACACCTTCCCACGCTTTTCTCCAATTACCTGAAAAAGCACCTTTGATGAATGTGATAATACCATTGAATACACCTTTTGCCATTTCCCAGATTGATTTCACTTTTGCCAGGAATCCATTTAAGCCGACCCCCAAAAGACCTAGACTCTTTGTCCAATCTGTATAAAAGATAGTTTTGAGGAAACCGCTGAACCCTTCAAAGATCTGTTGAATTCCCTTCCATGCTTTGTCTGCATCGTGCGTGAACATACCTACAAAGTAATCGATTAATCCTTGGAAAATTTTAGTTACAGATGCAACAATTTTTGAAATAATATTTCCCCACGTTTTGAAGGAATTAGTTAAATTTCCTACAACAAAATCAACGAGAGGAGAAAGGATATTCTTCCATAAGAAATTGATCACATCACCTACCGTATTAATAACTGGCTTCATTGATTCCCACATCTCTATTACACCTTTTAATGCAATGCTGAGAATAGTTACAAGGAAATTAGCAAGAGGAGCCATGATATTCTTCCAGAATGATAATGCAACAGTTGCAACTGCCTCGACAGCTTTCACAAATACTTTTGCAAGAAATGTTGCAATAGGCACTATGATTGTATTGAACACATCAAGTAGGAAAGAGAATAATGGCTGAAGAATATTCTTATAAATATTTTTTAATATCTCCATTAATGCATTCACTGCATCAATCACAATTTTTCTAAACGTTTCGCTTGTCTGATAAAGATAAACCAATGCAGCAACAACTGCACCGATTGCTACTGCTACAATTGCAGCAGCTCCTGCTGTTGTTCCTAGTACTCCCTGAATAACAGACAGTACTCCCCAGTTTGAAACTGCCAGCCACAACTGCTGGAAAGGAGCAATAAGAGCCGTAACAGCAGAAACAATAGCTCCCCAATGCATTATTGTCTCAAATGCTAAAAAGCCGGCTACAATGCCAGCAATCAATGCGATAATAACAGGCTGATTTTCATCAAACCATTTTCTTAATTCCTTAAGTTTTTTCAGAATTTTATCTACTGCTTTCGAAATCTTATCACTGCCCTTATCTGCTTTGTCTTCTCCTTCTCCCCAATCAATTCCACCAATATCATAGCCACCATCACCGACACCGCCGGCTCCTGTGCCTCCGTTTCCTCCTGAACCGCCTGCTCCTGATGAATCTGAAGAATCGATATTATTTATCTCATCTATTGAGGCCAGTGTGCCTAAAGCCTTAGCAGTCTTTTTAGCTTGTCCTTCTGTTCCTTTAAGTGATTTATTTAATCCTTTAGAGGAATTGCCTGCAGATTTCATAGAACTTCCTGCTGATTTTGAAGAATTTCCAACAGAATTAATTGCTTTTGTTGTCTGTTTTGTACTAGCTTTTGCAGAGTTGGACTTTTTACCAAATAATTTGCCAAAAACACCCGCAATAACATTTGCTACAGTAATAACCTTTCCAATCACTGTGTTGAGTACTTTGATAACAGGTGTAAAAACCGCAACAAGGCCATTACCAATAATGCCAAGAAGCTGTCTCCATTGTTCCTGGAGTATTCTGACCTGGTTTGCCCATGTGCCGCTTGTTCTTGCGAAGTCTCCTTGTGCAAGTGATAACTGCTGCATAACATAGTTATATCTTAGAGTAACAAGTTCTGCCTGACTCATATTGTTGATATTTGTTGTAATACCTTGAGATAGTGCATACTGCTGCAGATTTGTCTGTGTCATTACGATACCAAGATCTTTTAATGTCTCAGTTTCTCCGGTGAATACAGATTTTAATTTCACATCTGCTAATTCTTGAGAAATATTATAGAAAGATGCAACATCTCCTGTTAATCCAGCAAGAGATATTGCCATGTCACTTGCTTTATTTGCTCCAAGACCCATACTTGAAGCCATCGCCATATATGTAGATGACGTTTTCTTTGCACTGAGCTCACTCATACCAAACTGCTGAATAGAGTTGCTGGCAAACTTTTCAGCTTTCCATGACATATCACCAAATGCTACATCAACAACATTCTGTACTTCGGTAAGATTGGATGCTATGCCTATTGCCTGTCTGCCTAATCCAATCAATGCCTTAGTACCTTTGTATGCTGCTGCACCAATTGCAGCAAAGCTGAATGCAGATTTTATTTTTCCGAAAGCATTATTTATGATATCGGTTTGGTTATTTATGTTTTTACTTGCATTTTTTGTCTGATTAACTGCATCATTCAACGAAGAACTGAATTTGCTTGTTTCAGCGGAGATTATAACTTTAAGTTCCTCTAATGTCATCTGCTTTCACCTCCACCGTATTTTTTGTTATGATAATTTGCAAACTTTCTTCTCTGTGCTTTAAAGTTTTCAAATTCATTGTATTCTTGCTGCTTTTTATGCTTTTCTTTCTCTTCTTCGAACAGACCAGGATAATAATCCCAAAGACCATGCATTTCTTTTTGATTATCATTTCCATTAACAATAAGATTGATGCCTTCTATAATCTGTTGAGCAAGGTTATGAGCATGTATTGCCTGTTGTTTCTGTTTGTATTTCTCTCTTCTTCTGTAAGAATCTATTTCATCTATAATATCTCCAAAAGATGAATTCCAGAATGCATCAGTGCTTATACAGCAGTCAAGAGCGATAGGATATAATTCATTGATCATATCGCTCAGTGTCTGATATTCTACATCTGCTCTTTTGCTTCCTCGATATTTTCGTTCATCGTGTCTGCCTGAGCCTGTGAGAAAAAACCACTTACCTGAAAAATCGGAAGAAACACATCAGTCATGAATGAAAGCTGTGAACCACCTTCTTCTTCGTATTTATCAAATAATTCAATTACATCTTTTTCTTTGATGCCATGATTATATTTCTTCATTGCACCATGAGTGATAAGTAGCATCACCTTAAGTGGTGGCATCTCATTATTTTCAGTATTTGAAGAAATAACACTTAATAGATTTGCGTTGAACAAATTTTCGAGTCTAATTATTTCCTGGGTTGTGAGTTTTAACTTATATTCAGTATCTCCTACCTTCCACAAAGCGAAAGGCTGCTTTTTTTTCTGTTTCTTTACAGGTTCTTTTTCTTCTTCAAGAATATCTAAACCTTCTGATAATGCTCCCATTATATATCTCCTTTATCCAATAATTGGGTCAGTGATTGTAAATGCAGATGATAATGCGATGTTCATATCAAATTCAATTACACCATTGACTCCTCCGCCTGTTCTTTTTAATGAAATCTGTCCATTGAATTCTGTAGTAGTACCATCTTTTAATGTTTCTTTAAAAGATAATACTTCCCCACTCTCTTCATATTTTCTTAATACTCTATATGGACTGTCAGTTTCTGTATTATCATATTTGAATTTATATGTAATATCTCCTGGATCTCCGATACCCATTTCATATACTTTCTGTGTATCATCAAGATCAGAGTTTTCTACCTTTTCAGGTTCAACACCAATTTCTGGCAATTCTTTTAATCCCTTTAATTTGGTAAAGGTTGTTACTGTCTTGCTTTTGAATTCTAACTTAGCACCATTTGCTAGCATAATGATTCCTCCATTAATTTAATTTGTATGATAGATAAACTGCTTCTTGCAGTCTATGATGGCTTCATATCTCATCTGTTTATGTTTTAATCCACTTGGATCAGGAACATCGGAACATGATGTTCTCAGGAATCCCAATGTTGTCATCACATCATCTACGTCACAAGCAGTCTGACTGGTACTGTTGTTATCCCAAATATCAATCCTGTAGCGAATGTATGATGACTGTTCTTTATCATCTGTGAACTCTTCAACCTTATTTTCTTCTTCAACAAACTGCACAGCAGGGAGCATAGACCAGTTGTGTGGATATGCATCACTTGCATTTTCAGAAACCTTAGATAATTCTTTATATACGATGTCTTTTACATTAATCATTTTATATACACCTTTCTTTGAGTTTTTTCATAAGCAATTTTCTAGCATTATCATTTATCTTATCCTTATTGTCATGCATCGCCGGATACATGAATGGTCTAGCATACTGACCTTTTGTAAGATATCCAATAGGCTTATCCCCTTTATAGACAACTTTAAAACCATAACCTTCTGCTCTATCAGGTGTCATCGCATCACCAGGTATCATCCAACCCTGTTGCTTATAATGCACATTGACATTTGGTGAAATTCCATTGTGGTTTGCTTCACCGTTAGGCCCTGTGCCGAATTCATAATAAGCAGCATAAGGAGAATTAGTATAAACGGTTGCTTCTGCACCTTTTGATGTACTTTTGTTTCTTACTTTCACAGATCTTATTAGGTCACCACTTACATATGTAATAAGAAGTCTGGCTTGTGCCTGTACCAATAATCCGCCTTGTATTACAGCCTGTGTGCATACTTCCGATGCATCATTGGCAGATATCTGCTGAAGCTTTGAGATAAGTCTGTCTGCATTTTTTAGATTGCTCATAATCTTTCAATCTCTATGTGCTTAAAACGCTTATATTTCTGCACACTGACGACTTTATAATTGACACCCTCATAAATAATCATGTCGTGAACATTTATCGTTAAAATACCATAATAATGCATATTCATGATTGCATGGATGCGCATCCCATAAAGTTCAAACTGTGCTGAGCTACTTGCTGGATAAATAATCGCTTCATCATCGTATCTTTTGGATTCATATTCTTCGATATTATTACCTTCAGAATTTTTATAAGGTTTGTATTTTCTAAGAGCGAACTTCTTCAGGCTTTTTTTCTTCATCTCTTCTTCTCCTTGCTATTGGTGTTAGGCGATAATTATCTACTGCTGATAATATCTCATCTTCTTTCAGATAAGATTCGTTTTCTCCACCTTCACTATATGATGCAAGTCCTTCATTACCTCTTCTTTCGTATCTTGCAAGTGCAAGAGTAAGAACATGATCATAAAGAGGTTCTATAAGTTCTGATCTGTTTGCTCTCATAAGAACTCTTTTAGTAGCATTAGAAACAAAAAGAGAGACTATATCATTATCAGTCTCTCCAGTAAGAATTTTAAAATCTCTTTTGATGCTATCCATTCTTGTTTGCCTTGATTACAGCAAAAAGCTCATCTTTTGTAAGAGAGTCGTCTGCATCAATATTCATTTCTTTTGCTAGTTCTTTGAGTTCTGCAACATTCATCTTGCTTAAAGGTTTGTTCTTCTTAGCTGATTTTTCTTCAGATGATTCAGATGATAGCAAAGCTCCTAAGCTATCTTCTACGATATAATTAAGCGGATCTGCTTTACATACTTTTATCACGTCTTTATTGATACATTCTGTAGTGATACCCGTCTTAATATTTTTAATAAAGCTCATTTAAATCAGTTCCTTTCTTCTATTCAGGATTAGCAGTCAATACAGCAATGCATTTAGACTGGAATACCTTTGCACCATATACATGTAAGCCTTTAACTGCATCAGAGAATCTTTTCTCTGGTCTGTATGCTTCCGTCTTTAAAATCTGTTCTGCATATGAACCAGCTTCTTCTGTACCACCGATGATCTTATACTTTTTCTTTGTAGTATTAGGTACATTGTTTGATACGTAAACTGTGAAGCCTGCTGCATTACCTACTTCACCGCCTTCTAAGATTGCTTTGTTATAATCTGTACCATTGCCTACAAAGCGCTGGTCCTTTAATAATAAGCCATGATACCATGCTGGAATGACTACCCAGCGCCCGACTGTAGGAACATTTGCTTCTGTTAATTTAACTCCAAGATCCACTAATAAATCATAAGCAGTTTCTTTTGTCGGCACTTTTTGGGTTGTATCATCACCAATAGTATTATCAGTATGTACATTAATGGCTAATAGATTGGCTGCAAATGCATCTACCACATCATTCATTGCATATGCTGCACGCTCCATGGCTTTATCCATTAGTTTTGGGTTGGTTTGGGCATTATCAACATCATCTACTGAAAAGTTAAAATACTTTGCCTGATCAATTTTCAACTCCTGCTGTGTACCAGCCACATCTTCAGGGGCTTCAATATCAGTTCCTTTCTCATAATCTTTGATATTGATATCACCAATCTGGTTCACTTTAACAGTATCGCCAAAATTTTTGATTTCTCCTTCATAATCTCTATTAAGAAGATTTAAATATACGTGTCTCTTATCTAAGTGATTTAATAATCTTGCACTCCAAATTTGTGGAATAAATTTTTCTACTGACATATTCTGTTATTCTCCTACTGTTTCATTAATTTTTGTATTTCATCCCAATTTTTATTGATTTCTTGGGCACTCATATTTTTCAAAGAATCCATAGTAATTGCACTGTTCTCTGGTGTCTTTTTAGGTGGTTCTTTTCCTTTGATGCGTTCTTCCACAGCCTTTTCAACAGCAAACTGAAAAGCCTTCTCAACTGTATCAATGGACTGTTTACATGCATCAGCATCTGTTAGATTAAGAATTTCAGCCAATTCTGTAGGAATACCCTTATCAGCAAGCTGAACTTTTGCCTGTGCAGTCAGTTCTCTACGAGTGATTGCTGCTTCTCTGTCATCAAGTTCTTTTGCTCGTTTTCTTTCCTGGTATTCCTTTTTCTCTTTTTCACTCATATTCTCAAGCTTTTGAGCCTCTGTTTTCTGATCTTCAAGATGCTTTTCCCAGGACTTTCTTTCTTTTGCAATTCTTCCCTGAACAATTCTGTCAACATCTTCCTGAGTAAACGTCTTTGGTTCCTGAATTGATTCATCGTTATCCTGAGTGTTCAGATTCTCTTGACCACCATCATTAGTATTTGCTCCATTTCCCGGGTCTTCAGCAAATAACTGCAGATCAAGAGGCATCATTTTATTTTTATCTTTCATTACACTTCTCCATTTAAGGTCCGTATGACCATCCCATCTTTTTGTGTCATAAGTTTTTGGACAATAATACAATGCTTATTTTTCTTTTTTTACATCGTCCTGATAAGTAACAACAGCTTTCAATTTGATAAGTTCTTTAGCTCTTTCTTCATCAGCTTCAAATACTTCACCGACATATCTGACAACACCACATTGCTTATCAATAAGATTATGAATAACTTTTAGCTTCATCTTCTATCCTCCTTTCTTCTTATTTCAGACAAAATAAAAAGACATCTAACAATGCCTATGCCTGTTCTTATTCTTTTCCAATACACTTGATTTACTTTTTTCTTTAGGCGGTCCTTGTGATAATTCCGATACTTCATGATATTCATGACCACAGATCATGCATTCATAGTGCGTATTCCTTACCATACAGTTTCTATGATTGTCATAATAATATTTAGAATTAACCTCATAATAACAATGCCTATGTTTTCTTAAACCCTGGGCCATCATTTACCTCCATTCTGGGTAAAATAAAAACCGACATCAGTCGGTTTATACAAACGGTAATATATCTTTTAAATCTTTCATAAATCTCTTTGCTTTTTCAATAGTTGAATTATCAGTCAAATACTCTATTCCTTTTGGCGTAATCTCACATTTATCCAGATTATATATCTCCAGGTTCTCGTCAATATCTTCATCAACTACTACTCCCTTGATATATCCCTCATTAAAAAGACTAATAATTACATATTTCCAATATTTTCTATTAATCTGCAGATATTTACTATCATGTTTTATAAGTGAGACATCTATTTCATTGCCTTGTTTTAATTGCTGGTATAAATAAGAAAGGATCTGATAAACAACAACATGATAATCATCTCTAGCCATATTTCTTATTCCTTTTCACTGATTTCATCTCTAAATGCATCTTCATAATCCAACTTACCAGAGTTTAATACAAAATCTCTGTCTCGTTTCATTTCATCCAGTTCTTCTTGGGTCTCGACATGCTCACCTACTACGATTTCATCAACATTTTCATAGGTATGATAGAACATATAGTTAACACCATCGTTTAATGTTGGATACAACTCAGCTTCAATAGTAGCAAGCGCCAAAGACACCTTTAACGCGAATAAAGGACAATCATCAAACTGAGGTCCTAAATCATTAAGATGAAACATACCTACTGATTGCTCACTTTTGAGATATGATATTCTAAAATCATGTTTTAAACTTTCATATTTATCTATTGTTTTATCTATCATTTTTTTCACCCTTTTTCTTATTTTTGACTTTGTTTTTTCTGTTGTTTAATGATTTGTTGGTATAATTTCTATAAATCCAGGAATCATTATTTTTTCCTGATACAACATTTATTTTAACATTTGCATCTATAACTTCTTTTTTACTTACAAGCTCATTATAAACTGAATCACAGCTAAAACACATACTTTTTTGAGATAAGATATAAATTTCTTGATTTTTTAGTTCTCCCTTTAGTACTTTGTCATAAATGTACTCAAAAAATTTATACTCAGTATCAAATTCTCTAGTATACTCGCCTTCATGTCCTTCATATGGGTGATCTTTTGTATGAGGATGCAGCCTTTTTTCTGACGGTGATAATATCAACTTACTTTTATCACCTTTATAATTTTTAAAAGTATCACTATTATCATCTGATATTCTGCTCGAAGCAACGAAAATGTCATCACCAATTTTCATTGATGCTACATTCCCATTTGCCGCTCTTGTTGTCATATATTTATCTTTTGCAGTAAAAGCTTCTTTATCCAATTCTAAAATTGTTTTTATATCAATTTCTCCATAATCGGTTTTATAACGATTGACAGTTCTATAATTATATTCCAAATCATTCCATTGCTTCTCATCTGTATATTTTATTTCTTGGAATTCTTTTAAAGTATCCGGGATATATTGGTTTCCAAGCACATTTCTATATCTGCTAAATTGTTTCCTGTCTTTTGTAAGATTCTTTGTTTTCTTCATATAGACATCGACAGTATCAACTCCATGCTTATCTTGTTGTCTTTTTAACCACTGATCATAATTTTCTTTAACATCTACAACTTCATCCTTTCCGGTAATCGGATCACGCTGTCTTTTCTTCATATTGTCAGTGATTCCTTCGATATATGGAATCATATGGGAACGACAGTTAGGATGAAGCGGAGGCACATTAACTCCAATCTGGGCATCTTTGACATTTATAATGCTTCTATCATGCTGCTGACATATCTTTGATGTTCTGCCGTCATGAACGGCTATGAACATCTCTTTTTCGATGCCTGCATCCTTGAAATTGACAAGATCAATAGAATTGATGAACGCAGCCATCTCTGTCCTTACGAGTCTTTCACAATTTGCTGCACCTGATGCAAATTTATCCTGTAATGTTTGTGACATTTCTTTATGGGTCTTTCCCATAATAGCCCCCAGCATCAGCTGATCCTTTAGTTCATTGCCTAGATTCTGTGCATTTCCCCATATTCTTTTAGAATAATTCTTATCATACCAGGCTGATTTGAGCATATGATCCACGAGTGTTGGGTCTATTTCAGCAAAGTCATAAGCAATCCCCATACCTTTTGATATATTGAACACATTTCTGTAATAACCGTCATATATCCCTTTTAGATAGGCATCTGTGCTTTTTTCTTTTTCAAGATTATATTCCAGCCGCATCAGAGAATCCAATTTACTCTGCAATTCCATTAGTCTATTTATTCTTGCCTGATATGCAGGAGCATCAAGCTTTTTTAATAATTCTTTTTTTGCACTGCTTGATGGATTGTTTTCAAGCTTCCTCTTCAGTTCTGCATAATCATGATCATTCACAAGATTGTTAAGCAGTTCTCTTGCTTCCTTTTCTGACATAGGTGCTGAATCTGTTCTATGATGACTTCTGTATGAATCAAATATTCCCTCTATCTGTTTATCTGTGTACAGATAGGCTTTATGATAGAATCTTTTTACTTCTTCGATGTCTGCAACAGCATTCTTAATAGCATTATCAAGTTTTTCAGACTGACGTTTTTTCCAGTATTCTTCATTTTTCATATATCAACTAAGAAGCCTTATTAATACCGATAGAATCTGATTCATCATCTTCACTATCGGAAGGAGCATCTTTTTCATCATAGAATGGAACCTCATTTTGAGATTTGAATAATGCTTGCTGTGTTTTGATATTTTCTTCATTTTCTTTCTTTACCTTTTCTGCTTCATTAGAAGCATCCTCAACAAACGGAAGCTGTTCGATAAGAGTTTCATTTGATACCTTTCCACTTAAATTCGCAATCATCTGTGCAAGTTCATTTAAATTTTTAGGAAGTTTTCTAGTGAAAGTTATCTTGATATTGTTCTTATTGATGTTAATTGCTTTAAGGCCAAGATAATTACAGAATAGTTCTATCCTTCTTCGCAGACCTTTCTTGTAATACTTTTCTTTTTCTCCAGTAATCATTTGAAGTCCGAGAAGCTTATATTCCATTGCTACTCCTGAACTATTTCCTACAAAATTTTCATCTGTAAGATTTGGTACATGAGAAAAAGTATAGATATCTTCTTTAATAGCTTTTCTTAATACTTCCATTCCGCTTTCATCGAACGTTCTAGAAATATATTCAGCTCTTGCTTCGCTTGGAAGTTCTAATAAACCATTCTCTTTTAGAATCTTCATTGTTTCGCTGACTTCTTCATTATCGTCACCCATCAGAGAACCGTAGACAACTAGCAGAGCCTCAACGAACTGTTCTTTATCATTGACACGATCACTCATTAATTTGTTATAGGCATCTATCAAAGATATCTGCTGTTCAAAATCACCTATGCATAGTTTATTGTTTCTGTATTCGATTATTGGAACATCCCCGAAATAATGAGGAACCATTTCTTCAATCATCCTATGCTTATGACTAGAACAATCTATAATCATCGTATATCTATAATTCTTTGTTACCACTGTTGCACGATAGCAATACTGATCAGTGATTGCATCTTTAAATCTGTAATAATAAACACCAAAAAGAAGATTCTGTTCAATTGTGTCATCATAAACAAGAAATGTATGATCTGCTTCAATGTTCCTGACAGCAATATCCGTAGTATCCTTTTTGATATAAACATATTCATACGCAACACCACAGACACTCATATCATGTGCATTATCCGAATCAGCATCATCAACATCTGCATTATCAAAAGCATCTGTTAGTTTATCCAGCAATGTTTCATCATCACCATCATAAGTGTTGTAGGATATTGGAGAATTCATGAAGTATCCAGTAGCAGTATCAGAAATGTCCTTAGCATGATTGCATATTACTTTGTTGTTCGCAGAACCCTTATATTTTTTCTGCCTTCTTTTTATGTCATGCTCTCCTTCATAGTATCTTTTATTTTTTTTGATTTTTCCGATGATATTCCTATGCTTATTAATCAGGCTTTCTATCTGTACGATATTAAGTGATGACTCATCATATCTTTCTGCATCGATAGTAAATATATACATCTAATGTTCCTCCTATATCAGACATATTTGCTTCTGTTCTTTCCTGCACGTGCTTTTGATGCAATTATGTCTGTCTCACATCCATATCGTGCAGCATCTATTGAATGGTTGTTCTTATCCGGAAATTCACCTTTTAGATTTCCTTCCTTATCTTTTTCAATTTCATAATTATTGAACTCTCTTGCGGTATTAGGACATCTGATAGGATCAATGATTATCTGTTCAAGGTCCTGAAGCCATTTGATTCCGTTTTCTACACTATCCGGACCTTTCTTAGCGCCCTTCACTCTTAGTCCTAATAATTTGAATTCATTGATTGTACGAGGTTCTGCACTATCACATGTCACTAATTTATTCAACGGATTAAGCTTCTTGATCATCCTTACTGCTTTCTCATTTGAAAGACGTGTGCCGTAAACCTCACCAAAAATAAAAAGACGTCTACGCGTCTTATCAAAATGCATCTTTACATATGCCAGTGGATCACCAGCATAACCAAAGTCCAATCCGTTTTTTAATCTGTCAAATACCTGTATTTCATTGTCGGTTATCTCTCTTATAGATAGATTGGTAAATACTTCTCCGCCAGTACCCGTAACCTCACCCATATAATCATGATCATATTTGGCAGGATTTACTTTTTTCATATGCTCGGCTTCAATAAGAAACTGCTCTCCAAGCCACTCAGGTGGCGCCTGTAAGTAGGTTGTATGCGATACATATGTATCATCCCTTTTCACTAGAACTTGCCTGTTGCACCAATTTCTTTGCGATTCGGGTGGGTTAAATGAATAGAATACACAATACTCAGGACCACCACGAAGCAATGACTGATTGATATTGGTTATCTTGTCATAGCTTTCGAACTCGTCGCATTCTTCAAACCAGACATACTTGATATATCCTACAAAGACCTTTGTTGATTTTAGCTTCTTAGGATTATCAGCACCTTTAAAAAGAATAACCTGCCCTGTTGGCTTGTATGTCATCTGCAACTTAGATTCTGGTATATCCCAATCATCCTGAGCATTCAGCATATAGATAGCCCATTTTATTTGTTCATAAACAGAGCCTCTTAGAGTATCTTTGACACGTCTGATAACAACTGCATTGCTCATCAGTCCTTTTTGTGCATCTCTCATAATCCCTAAAGGAATCTCTGTGCCAATGAAAGAGGATTTCAAGGAACCACGACCACCTTTTAACCAATAGTGCGTGTAATCATTGTTTTTTACATGTTTGTGAACTTCATAGAAAGCCGGACCAATGGTAGATTTCAAACTAACCTTATTCATCTATATCATCTACAATCACTGTCTGCCCATTTGAAGTAACATCCACATTATCTGTAAACATACCAAAACGTTTACCTAACAGCTCTGCAGCTTTAAGCCTTTCTTTCTCGTCCGGAGGCTTCTGAATGACCTTTTGTGTACCGTTACCATTCATGATCATTACATAGGATTCTGATTTAGCACGCATAACTGATGTAAGATATTCGACTACCTCTTGAATGTCAGCCGTGTTATCATTGTGAATCTCTTCCATTTTTTCAGAGATATATTTTTGTATCTCTTCTTTTTTTAAAAGCTTTGAAGCAAGAGGTGCTGCACTGGTGGCACTTTTACAATTGGCATAGACTGTTAGATATGCTCTTGTAGCATTAGTATCTTTTAGATACTCATCACAAAATAGTTTCTGCTTTTCTGTCATAGTCGCACCCCTTTCTCATCAAGTAATAAAAAAAGAGGCTTTATTATGCCTCTCTGCTTAATTTGCCTCTTTTTACCATTATATAACATTTAAATGCGCAATGTTGCGCCGTTTAACGTTTATAACCGTGTATTCACGCTAATCTAGAATAACAATCATCTTTTCAATTGCATCATGTATGTACTTCTCTGCTGTTCTCTGCGATACATGCAGCATGTCAGCAGTATCATAGATGCTCATTGATTCGATGTATCGATAAAAGAGTACATCTCTATGATTGATATCATCTAGTTTATCTATATTTTGACGTATGAGAGCCATTTCTTCTAAACACCTATCCTTCATCATGATGTAATCGTTCTGAGTCTTGGGCTCTGAATATGAACCTGTCGGACTGTCTCTATATGAGATGGCTTTAACATTGATTAACTTATTCTGTAGATAGTCTGCTTTATCTTTAAGATTTCTATATGATTTTAAATATGTTCTGACTTCTTCGGCTGTCATACGTTACCTCCTGATTACTCAAAAATGAAAAATAAATAAATCACTATCACCAATACAAATAGAATAAAAAACAATTTAATTTCACTCCTCCTTATCTTTTTAAAGTATATACATAATATTTTCTTGGGGCAGTGCTAGGATGCCTTGCATTGTATTTATCGCTGTGCTGATTGCTTGCCTTGCAGTAGAAACTAGCTAATCCAATGGATAGCCTATTAGCGCATTCTTCAGCAGTGCCTGCAACAATTACATTGTCATTCATGTCATAGACAACATAGAACTGCCTATCTTCATAGCTTGCTCTTTTCTTTTCTTTCTTGTGTACTTTTCTATGAGCAAATACATTTGCCATATATTCCTCATTATCGTATGCACTCCCTATTTTAATAGGTATTTCATTTGAAAATACACTTTCATGCTTATATATACGTTGCCATCTATGTTTTAGAGCTAATTGAGTAGCATCAACATACTGACTTATCTTTTCTATTGATCCAGTTATATCAGTTCTTTTTCCGTTACGATATAAAACAAAGTTTCCCATTTAACCTCCTTTCTGGAAGAGAGAAAGAAGTCCTTTACTCTATCTTTTGATTTTCAATTCATTCTTTCTGTCTTCCCAGTAGCATCATAACTTAGTTGGATAGCAAAATTAACGCTTCTTACTCTTATTCTTTGCAAAGTAAGGTGAAGAGATGGAAGCAAAGCCATGACACTGCTGTTGTTGTTAGGTTTTAAGAATATGTTAGGGCATTAAGTCCATGTGAGGATCTTGCTTTTAGAAACAAATCTATTAAGAGTAATCCATATAGATTTTCTTATTTTAAATTTTCTTATGAGTTAAATATAAAGAACTCAATGCCCTGTGTAGTTATCTTATGAATTCATGCTGAATAAATGAGAGTAAATCTAAATAATGGGCACGATCTGTCTTAGATGTCTGTACTCCGTCTAGAGACTGAATCAGATTATTACCATTTTTTAGTCGTGTAACATATACTATTCTTCCGATATCATCATAGTAGTTATTATCATACCAAAAATCGCCAAGCTCTCTTTTAGCGACAAATTTCTGTAAATATCTGATACGTTGCTCTGCTAGTTTCTTAGAATAATAATATTCTTTATGCAGTAAAGTGGTGGAATTACTATTTGTGTAAAATGATATTTTAAAAGGGTACTCATTTTCTTTTGCTGTTCGCAGTTTAAAATAAACTCGATTTAAATCAATGATAGAAAAATGTGTTCTCATGTATTCTTTTTCTTCTTCTGTTTTTGGCTCTTTAAATACATCGAACACTTCAACAAAGTTGCATAGCAATCTTCTGCTTCGCTTAATTTTTCCTGATGCAACTTTAATTGTTGGTTCAACATCTTCAATAATTCCATCTATTCTTTTAAATTTCAGGAGATTATCAGTATTACGTGACGCGTATAGACTGCCATTCTCTGCATATTTTTTTAGCGTTCTTGGTGTAATCTCAAACAACTCTGATATTTTGCTAAGGCTGCCACATCCTACGAGTTCATCTGTATATGCATCATAGACATAATATGTGTCTGTTCTTTTACCTCGCATTTTATATACCTCCCTTGTCATTTCTTGTCAGTTATTATTTTCTTTATCTTCTTCAATGCCATTCACAATCACCGACATAACAATTAAAATTGCAATAGCAATCACAGATAATACAATAAAAATTCCAATGATCAGCATGACAATAGCAAATATAGAAAATACATTTTCTAATACCTGTAATAAAATCATCTATATCATTCCCTTCTTAACTATTACATATATTTATCATGTGAGTATTTAACGTTCTTGGTATCAGTCTTCGCATAGATCATAGTCGTGTCAATCTGCTCATGGCCTAACATCAATTGCACCTGTTCAATTGGCATACCTTTTCTTAAAGCGGTAGTTGCTGCAGTTCGTCTGAACCTATGAGGATGTATATTTTCGAATCCACATTCTCTGCCGAGTCTTCTGATAGCTATTTCTACACCACTTATTTTCAATCTTTGATGTTTTCCTTTAGTTTTATCAACAGCAACGAATATATATTCATTCTCTATATTTTTTCTAGCATCAAGCCACTGCTGCATCCTGAGCACACTTAAAGTGTTTAAATAGCATACTCTTTCTTTAGCACCTTTGCCGAAGACTTTAATTTCTTTACGCTCTAGATCTAAGTCTTTCAATTTAGCAGTTGTCAGTTCTCCTATACGACATCCTGTCGTAAGAAGAAATTCAAAAATTGCTTGATCTCTCACTACCTTCAGCCACATTTTCGTGCCTACTTCATTAGCGCTCTTCTTTTCTGCGAGCTTATCTCGCATAACTTCAATCTGATCATCAGGAATAGGTTCTTTAATCACTTTATCTACTTTTATTTTCTTCATGGCTTTCATTGGATTACCATTTCTTAGATACCCTTCATCCATGAGCCATGTGAAGAAAGACGAAAAATTCCTTCTGTCATTATTTATTGTCACCTTAGAAACATCAGGATAGTCAATCATCCTTCTTGCAAAATGCATTCTTACATCGTCTCTAGTCCACTCGAGAACGCTTTTTTTGATGTAGAAGTGAAGCCACTTTTCAAGAGTGACTCTATAGTAATCAATAGTTCTTTCCGATAATCCATCAATTTTCTTTTGAACAAGAAATCTCTGAATCAGTTCATTGTCATCCAATATATCTGTAGATATTTCATTCTTGCTCCTGACCAATTCAACTCCATCGAGTGCCACAAGCAGCACCCCTCGCAATATTGTAAGTTCTTCTCCATTCAGCATCTTCATAGAGCATATTACTCTATTGATTATTTCGTCCTTTAACACTTAAACCACCTCTCATTACGTACATTGGAGTATGCAGCACAACATTATGTTTCCCTTCAACGCTGTTACCTTGAACAACTTCTGCATTTACTCCAGCCAGTGAAAGCTGCACATATGTCATGTAGACGCATTTATAATCCAAGTCCTGTGCTTTCACCTCCAATAACTGCTGATAGTTATATCCTTTTTCTTTCATCACTTTTGCATACGCAAGTATATTTGCTCCACCACCGGAAGAGGGCTCATTAAGATATTCAGTTCCTCCATCATAATCAGCTAACGCAACGCCTGCCATCATTTTGCAAATATGAAATGGAGTGAAGAACTGCCCTGTATGACTGTTTCCTGAACTTAATTCCATGTAGATCTTCCCAAGATAATCATCTAGATTGTTCTCTAGAAGAGAAGAAAGACGTCCTAACATGCATCCGAGTATTAAGAAATCATCTTTACTGTACTTTATAGCGATGTTGAAGAACGCCTTTTCGCGTTCTTCATCTGGTTCGATACTCTGTGCAATTGATAATGCTGACATTTCAACCCAGTCAGCGAAGACCTGGTGAGGAGTATACTTTCCAGCCATTCTATTGATATTGTCAATTATATATTTCACCATACATCCCCCTTACAGCTATCGACTTCTTGTAATTCATATAGGTAATCCTGAGTTCTTTGCATAGATCTTTTTACTTTTCTTTCTTCTTTATACTTCAGCATTCTTTTCTTCCTCTTTTTCTTTTTTTAACCAATCGTCAGGAGTGATTATTTCTTCAACAGGTTCGCTGTTATTTCTGTTGAATGCTTCAAGAAGTTCGTTGTATTTTTTGTTGAGTTCTCTATTTTCTTTCTTTAACTTTGCCCATTCATAAGATAGCTTGTCATGACCTTCATAAAGATCATCATATTCTTGTTGCAACTTTTCTTTTTCTAATCGCATTTGCTCAATATAGATTTTAGTTGCGTTTTCAACGATACAATTTTGCAAGCCTTCATAATTAAAAGCTTTTGGAAATCTGTTATATGCAGTCACTGCAACCATGTCAAAAATTTCTTTATAAGTCATCATCAATCACCTCGCAATTCTTGAGCACATCTTCGATTGACGTAGATTCTAAATCTTTCCAATCTGTAAATTGAAATAGATTGCTAAAGTCATATAAATTTAGAAACCCTATTTTTTCATCACTGATAGTATTCCAAGTTCCACAGGTTATCTTATGAGGGCGTCCTTTAAATGCAATCACACGCTCACTTTTTTCTCTTGCAATGTATCTATAATCTCTTTTGTACAAATATCTTAAGATTTCACATTCTACTTTGATCAACTTGATAGGTTCTTTGTATTTTGATAAAAGCCATTTTACTTTAACATTCGAGCAATGCTCTCCTATATTGCAAAAGATACAATTATCACAGACACCAAGACATTTCTCAATTGTGTGCCTATCTTTGCTTATTGAAAAATCAAAAACAACATTTGATTTTTCTAATATTTCATTCTTATATTTTTCTGCATTTAACATATTAATCACTCCCATTTCATATACATGCATTCTAGTGGAATATTTTCAGCCTGTTTTAAAATGCATTCTCTTACTGAACCTAATATATCAAGTGAACTAGCCACCGACCCCATGCTTAATGTCGGATTCAATTTTAGATGCTCTTTAGGACAATACATTAATTCTTTAATTCCTTTGTTTAAGCGCTCTACTGCATAATCACATCTATAATATTCTTCACTTTTGAAGTTCCAATCCATGCAACTTCTAAAAAGTCTGCCTAGTTTATAACCAGGAGAAGAAAATTCGGGATATGCGATTTCTGCGAATTTATCGCAGCCTTCAACTTTCACATAAATACCAATGCTATAACTCATAATGATCACTCCTTTAATCTGTAATTCATTCTTCATGTTCTAAAAATTCAATAGATATAATATTACTTGCTGTAATACCAATATCATCAATTCTGCCGCTGTGTTGTCTTTCAGCATTAAACACCCATTCATGAATAATTGATTTCGCTTCATTTTTTGAGATGCCAATGTTATATCCTCCGTAAAAATTACCTTTTACATATTTGGATAAATTATCATCTGAAGGAATAACTACGTATCTAGATCCATCTACTAGATAGATATTTATTTGTTTAATATTTTCCATCAAGAACACCTCTAATCTTTTCTAGTACATCTTGCAACTCTCTATTTTCACATTCCACTTCTTCAAAATCATATTCAGCGTCAGCGAGAGCGTCTCCTAAGTTATCACAATATTCTTCTAACGCTTTGATATATCCATCTTTGTCAAGAAGACTGTTGCTTACGTTATCATATCCGATAAAGTCTTCTTGCTGTGGTCTCTTTAAATTACTAACATCATACTTACTGTCTGGTTTTTTAATCCACTTGATGAAGTTCTCTTTTGAATAGAATGGACAGTCTCCGTCACAATCCCCAATGTCACAAGACACGTCAACCCTATCTCTTTTTAAAGAGTTATTGAAATGTGAACATGGGGCGATTCCAAAGACTTCATCATCTGATAGGAAGTCAGCGACTGCTTCTAGCTTATTGAGATTCACTAACTCCATACTTTTCTATATCCTTTCTTATTTCTTCTTTCTGGATTGCTCTTTCTATTTCTCTGTTGATTTTTAACTTTTGATAGTCTTTAACTTTATCAATATCTAAGTAACCTAAGCATACTAACTCAGCAATACAGATAAGCACATCAGCCACTTCTTCGTGCAAATTTTCTTCATATTTATCATGAAATCCATATCTTTTAACTTTCGATATTGCCTGGATTAACTCAGCGCTTTCTTCTGAAGTAATAGTGAGAGTTAGATCATCACCATTTATATGCGCGACCTTATCTAGTTCTAAAATTCTGCTTTGTGGATATTTCAGCAATTCCACAATTCTTCCGATTTCTTTAAACATTCTTTTAATCCTCCGAAACGAAAGTAATGACAATTGCTCCTAAAGTATTAGCAATACTTTCAGCTTCTACTACATTTTTGAATACTTTCGCTTTCTCTACTGTTTCATCCAATTTAATAGATGTTAGTGATGCACTTGTAACATACATATTTCCTAACTTTACCAGATATAATTTTTCCATTTTTCTCTTCCTCTTTTCGCTTACTTTTCGACTAGCTGAACATCTGCAGCGTTTTCTTGAGACTTGACAGTATAACCGATAACGTAATATTTCTTTTTTAATTCCTCCAGTTCGTTCAAAAACTGCTGGTAAGTGAAGTAGACCACTTTTTTAGTTAAATAATTATTCATTCTTAAGTCTCCTTTATGGTTGTTTTGAACTTATATTCAAACAATTTCTTCTTGATTGCATAAACATCTGTTTTTCTGCCTTTTACATCTTCATAGACTGTTGTTCCGTTGACTTCATAGACAAAATCACAGATGTATCGCATTGCTCTTCTTTTTCTCTTCTTTCCATCAACCACAATTTCAAAAGATGGTACCAATTCAACAGGAACCTGAAGACGGAGATTCTTTATTTCTCCATCCTGTTCCATTTTCTTAAGTACTAAATACCTTCTGGCTTCTTTCTTGGAATCGAATGTGATTCCATCAACTGTTGTTTTTCTTGAGTTATACTTGCTCATTCGGACATTCCTTTTCTTTCTCCTAAAGAGCAAACAGCGCAATCACAAGCACTACAAGAATAAATGATAGTACTATGATGATTTTGCAGTCTCTTTTGATTTTCTTGTCTTCCTTGATAGTCTCTTCAAGTATGCTTTTCAAAGAAGAAACATATTTATTATTTCTAATTCTGAAATCTGCATATTCCTGTTTGAGGTCTTCATGCTCCTCCTGCAAATAAGAATATTCTTCTTCTAGCTTTTTATATTTTTCTTCCGCATCCTGAAGACTTTCAAGATGTTCTTCCATTGTTATTCTCATTTTTTTCACCTTCGTTCTTTCAAAATTCATAGTCACTATGATGACGCGTAACGTATATATATGGGGGAATCTCAAATTCCCCATATATTAATACGTACGCAGTCAGCAACTATGTTCTTATCGTTCGTAGCGTTCATACATATATTTATATATGTTCGAACGCGAACGCGAACGCTATATTTTTTCTATTGTTCCCTTTGCATATTTGAATCCTTCAAGAGACCCATCTTTTATTGATCTATTAAAGAAACCTCTTAATGCGCTTTCTGTTTTTCCAAGCATTAATCCAGATTCAGCCAATGCTTTAACTGTTGTTTTTCCATTAACATTTATTTTTTCAAAAGCATTAATGAATAGTTCTATATTTTCTTTTTTCTGCTTTTTCTTTGAATCAATACGTTTTTCATTAGGACTTTTATTCTTTCTTTCAGGACTGCAGCCCTTAAGCAGATTAGTGTTATCAAGATAATGAAGAGGATATTTAAAAAACACATTGATAGGATCAAATGAAGCGAATTCTCTTAATGTTCCGCTGATCTGTAAAGCACTCATATGATTGATATTGTATAGCTGCTTCTCTTTCAGAATCTCCAGTTCAGTCATCTGATCAAAATCAAGCATCTCTGCACAGTAGTTATTCATTGCTTCTAGATCATTTTCATCTGTCTTAAGTGTTTTATAAATGTATGTTCTCCAGTTAGGTACTGCTCTATCAAGCACTGCCTTGATTGTCTCCACTTCTGCTTCTTTTCTGAACTTGTCTTTCACTTCCTTAGGAATATCAAGTTCTATCATATCTAATAAGGCATCAGGGTCTCTTGCGAATACTCCAGAGCCGGAAGCTCTGTCCATTGACTTCTTAGAACCTTGTGCACCTTTCGAATGATGATGTGCATATATGACAGATGCACCTGTTGCTTCAGCAATCTTGTCAAACTGGTTACAAAAGTTAGCCATCTCTGAAGCACTGTTTTCATCTCCTGTTATTACCTTATAAATAGGGTCAATCACAACTGCTCTGTAGTTTCTTTTCTTTGCTCTTCGGATAAGCTTAGGAACAAGCTTATCTAGTGTTAATGTCTTACCTCTCAGATTCCATGTATACAGATTTTTTGAATGTCTTTTTCTTTCTGGTATTCCAAGTGAATTATAGACATCTTCAAATCTGTGCAGACAGGAAGGCCTGTCTAATTCGAAATTGACATATAAGACATTTCCTTGCTTGCATTTTCTTCCAAACCATTCAGTCCCTTCGGTGATTGCAATACATAATTCAATAAGTGCAAATGATTTACCGGATTTAGAAGGACCAACAAGAAGCATCTTATGACCCTGTCTTAATATTCCAGGAATAAGTTCTTCTGCGTAGTCAGGTATATTCTTTAATGAATCAGCAAGACATTCCTCGTCCGGAAGATCATCATCAATTGATTCAATCCATTCTACCCATTCATCATAGGATTCTTTACCCGTATTTGTCTCAATGATGAACTGCTTATGTTCTCCTCTAACAACACCGGGCATTCTTGATAAACGAGAAGGATTCTTGTTCTGACCATCAACTTCAAGACCGTTCTTATCACATATCTTGTAAAGATATGCCACACGTTCCTTATACTCTTTTGAGTCATTAGCTTCTATTTTAACGATTGCATGTATTGACTTAGAGCCACTGTATACAACAGCTGCAACAGGAAGCTCAATCTGATGGATTATAGATAACTGCTTTCCGATATCAATAGAATCAGATTCTACTAATGCATATTTGAATGATGTAATATCCGCATTTCTAACACCCTCACCATTTAAAGGATTGAATCTTATCCATGCTCCTGCTTCCTGATTATAGTCTCCAAGAACTTCACCGATATCATCATGACACTTATGAAGCTTTTCAATCAGTTCTCCAGCAGTCATCTTATATATTCCTCGATTGCCAGGAATATATTTTCCTTTATCATTCTCCATAGACTGCATTACAAAGCCTACGTAATCATCAGTTTCGAATAGTGTAGATAGGTATCTGATTAATTCGTTTGATGGATGCCAGTCATTATCAGAAGGTTCTTGTAGTTCTATCGAATCGACAGAATCAGTATCAATAATGCTGCCTATCTCATCGTCCCAATCAATAGCACCATCTTTATACTTTTCTTTAACCGGTGGATGCCATCCGCCTCTTTTGGCATATTCAAATACTGTTCCGCCGGTCACAATAGCACCAGCTTCTTCATTGAATGAATTCCATTTAGTGAAGCATTCACCTTTTTTGTATCTGGAATCTGCACTGCTCCATGAATCCCATTCCTCTGCACTATATCCTTCATGCTTGAGTGCCATTCCCACATTGCACCATTCCTGATAGGAAAGAGAGGAAGGATCTATATATTCAAGAAGTTCTTTTAAATCATATTTTGTCATTTCGGTCTTTCCTTTCTAGAAATTATTGTGGAACATATTCTTTTGGATTCAGTCCGTTAGGCAATTTCCAATTGTTGGATGCAATTCTTGAAATCATGCTAGAAGCAGCTTTAAATGGCCAGTTCCCTACATGCTCGAAGTTATATCTTTCAAGAAGTCTGATCTGCTTTGGTGTTGCAAGATGTGCCTTTCTTCTCATATTGAGCTTTTCAATTAATTTAGATGCATATCCAGCATTAGGAATTTCTTGAGAGAATATTCCTTCGCTTTCCAATAGTTTTAATTGCTTTTCAGTTGGAGGAGTACATTCCCATCCGAATGAAGGAACATAATCCTGAAGATCTTCAGCTTCTATGCTCATTGCATATTGAATAGGATCAACAAGCTTTCTTTTCTTGTGCTTCATCTCTTCAAGCTGTTTCTGCAGTGCCTCTTCTCTTTCTTTGATAATGTCTTTCTTGGCTTCTTCCTCAGCATCCTGTATATCGAATTCCTCTCCAGCATTATCTTCCATCTTTTTTGTCATTCTTTTAGCGACTTCTTCACTTTCACAGATAAGATTAGCCGGGTGACACAGTTCATGTCTTTCTGAATGCCAGAGGAAATCAAGCAGTAATAAATCTTTCTTGCCTGTTTGAGGTGATAGCCTTGTACCTCTCCCAACCATCTGAGAATAGAGACTTCTCACTTTAGTTGGTCTTAATACAATTACACAATTAACATCAGGACAGTCCCATCCTTCAGTCAGAAGCATCGAATTGCATAGGACATTGTACTTATTCTCTGCAAAGTCTTTTGTAACTTCTTCTCTGTCTTTTGATGAACCGTTTACTTCTGCAGCTTTAAATCCATTTTCATTTAATAGTTTTGTAAACTTTTTAGATGTAGCTACAAGAGGAAGAAAGACAACTGTCTTTCTATCCTTGCAGTACTTTTTCATTTCATTGATAATACCCATCAGATAAGGGTCTAATGCACTTCCTACATCACTTGCCTTGAAGTCCCCGGCACTCATTGATACACTGCTCAGATCTAATTCAAGAGGAATAGTCAGTGCTTTGATTGGCACTAGATATCCTTCTTTGATTGCTTCTGGCAATGTGTATTCATAAGATAGTGTTTCAAAGTATCTGCCTAGATTTTTCTTATCACCTCTATCCGGTGTAGCAGTTACTCCAAGTACTCTTGCATCAAAGTGTTCAAGTACTTTCTGATAGCTTGAGGAAAGCACATGATGCGCTTCATCAATAATGATTGTGTCAAAATAATCCTTTGGGAACTTAGATAATCTTTTTGTTCCCTGAAGCGTCTGCACGCTTCCGACAACGATTCTGTTCCATGAACCTATGCATGTCTGTTCTGCCTTTTCTACAGAACATTCTAGCCCTGTCATTTTCTTGATTTTGTCAGCAGCCTGTTCGAGTAGTTCTCCTCTATGCGCCATGATCAGGACCTTATTTCCTTCTTTTACACAGTCTTCTGCGACTTTTGCAAATACAATCGTTTTGCCGCATCCAGTAGGAAGAACGAGAAGGGTCTTTTTGATTCCCTTCTCTTCCCATTCTTTAAAAATAGAATCGTGTGCTTCCTGCTGATATTTTCTCAGCTGCATTATTTATTCCAGTTTCCCCACTGCTGCTGAACATTTGGCTGAGACTGAATATTATCTAAAGAAGGAACAATAAACTCTTTTACATCATTGTATGTATTGCCGTTATATTCTCTTGGTGCAATCTTGACCTTTCCTGTTTTTCCAATGATTTCATTCCAGGCCATTCTGCATGGTTCTCCTCTTCTTTTAAGACCGATTGCTTCGAAGAACTGAGAAATCTTCCATTCAAGACTTCTGTGTAAAATTAAATTAGTTGATACGTCAACTTCCTTGCCTTCATAGTTGATAGTTAATGTAATAACTGCCTTGTTGCATACCGGAAGCTTTCCCTGTCCGGAAGTCTTCTGTCTTTCAAACGGCTTCTTGATGATGAAATCATAGATCCCTTCTGGAAGTGTGACAAATTCACTGTCCTTTACAATTTCTTCATCCCATCCCATTGCTCCATCATTCTGATTGTTCTGATAATTATTCTGATAACTCATATTTATGTTCTCCTTATTTAAAATTGCATTTCATTTTCTACTAGTGCTCCTAGGAATTCATTCCATGTACTGATAAGATATGACCAGAAATCGCTAGGTATGTTTTCAATAGGTGTATCTTTTGGAAAGATTCCTTTAGCAAATACTGCATCCATCATTCTTTCAATGCTTATTTCATTCTGCTTCATAAGATCCACAAGCTGAGAAGGAAGCTTCTTATATTCATCTGATTCAAAATCAATAGCACTTACAGAAGGTGAGTATGTTTCTGCTCCGATAGGTTCAGCTGTCGGTTCCTCTTTTGATGTATTATCTACAGGTTCAGCGATTGCTTTTTCAATAAGTGGTTTGATTACCTGATAATCAAAATCGCACATTTCTGGGAGACCGTCTCTGTTCTTAGCATCCCAGCATGCATTATGTACTGTGTACATCACTCTTCTGTTTCCTGATACTTTTGTCTTTCCCTTCTCGTCTTTTGTCACGAATGTCTGATAGTTTGCGAAAAGAACCATATCTGCCCACTCCTTTACAAGAGGTGCAGTCTGTGAAGCAGTCTTCTTCCCCAGTTTTAATTCATATCTATCAAAAGCACCGCTTTCATCTGGTTTTTCAAATTTTCTGATCTGCGCATGTGCTGTAAGAACAACATTCACACCTTTTTCAATTACATCGTCTAATCTGTTAAGAAGTCTTCCGAATTCTTCTTTTGTGTAGACATAGCCATTTCCATATCCGAAGTCTTCGATACCTTTCTTCTGATACTTATCACATATATGCTGAACGATAAGAGATTCTCCCCAGTCGATTGAGTCAATAACCAATGTACTGCAGATTGCTGTATTCTTTTTAATGATGTAATCAATTTCCTGTCTAAGCATTTCATAAGAAGTTGGCTTAGGAAGTCTCTTAATATCCAATGATCTTGTAGAACCTTCTGTATCGATAAATAAGGGGTCAGGGAAATGAGAAGCAAAGGTTGACTTACCAATTCCCTCAGGACCATAAACAACTACTTTATAAGGTTTCTGGACTGTTCCTTTTGTGATTTCAAAATCCATTACCATTTCACTCCTTCCCATTTATGTTCAGATGGTTCTTCTTTCTTGATGTATCCATCCTCGATGATTACAGAACATTCATCACCTTGAGATACTCTTGTAGCAATTGCCTGTAAGCCTTCTTTTTCAAGCCAGGCACCAAATTCATTTAATGTCTTCATATCCATCTGTTCTAATTTATCTAATAATACGAATCCACATTTGGGATTGATTGCTTTACAGATTGCAGTTGCAACCTTCAATTGCTGTGAACCAGACATGTTATCCCAGTTCTGTCCATGATATGTAAGTCTTCCTTCTTCTACTAATAATCCTTCAAGAGGAAGATCAGCATTGTCTAGAAGCTTAACCTTCTGGTCTTTTACTTCATTTAAAGCAGCAGTGTAGTCATCATATTCACTCTGCAGTTCTTCATACTCCTTGTATGCTCTTTTTCTTTCGGAATTGGCTCTTACTTTTGAATTGATCTCTTCAATTGAAGAAATCTGTTCTTCGATTGGCGATGTATCGATATCAATCAGTGTTTCTAGTTCAGTGGAAGCTTCTTCTGCTTCTCTTGATGCTTTTTCTGCTTCTTCTTTGGCTTTTAGATATTCTTTTTCGATATCATCAAGCTTCTTCTTAAGATAGGAAGCATTCATTCCTTTGTTCTTTGCTTCCTGTCTGATCCTTTCATTATCAGCATTAACCTTCTGAATCTTCTGCTGCTGATCAATAAGCTCCTTGATATCTAGCAAGGCTTCTGGGGCTTCTTCAAATACAGGCATGTTTTCATATGCTTTCTTCTTTCTGTCTTTGATTCTTCCTGTTTCTGTACGATTCTGATAGAAAGCTTTTTCTTTCTGTTCCAGTTCATTAAGCTGTTCACCAACTCCAATGACTTTTAATAATGTAGCGCTTTTATCTTTATCGTTCATCTGCATGAACTTTGGAAGATCTAGCGCAAATTCACTGATGAACGAATCAAGAAGCCCTTGTGTTCCTTTAAGGCCTGATGGATCAGTTACCTTTAGAGCGCCTGCCTTACCTTTTCTTTCGACCACAATTCCGTTTGAAAGAGTTATTTTAAGAGCTGCAGGAATGCTAGAACCTTCTCGTGTTGGCTTGGATGGCTTGTATTTATTGCCGCCTAATGCCCAAGTGATTGCATCAAGTACTGATGTCTTTCCTTGTGCATTATCACCACCGATGATTGTTAAGCCCTTTTCAGATGGCTCTAACTGTACTGCCTTAATTCTTTTAACATTCTCTAGCTCGAGAGAATTAATCTTAATCTTATCCATTTAGTTAGTCTCCTTTTCACACTTGAATCCTTCAAATAAAGAATCCAAATCACTATCAATGCCGATAATTTTGATAAGTGCTCTTGATGCGTCCTTTGGTCTTTTCCAGATAAATTCAACGATTTGTTTGAACGTTTCATTCTTTGGGTCATCCTCATTTGTTAACTGACCTTTTTTTAATGCATCAATTAAAAGTGACATCATCAATAATGTTTGATAATTTGTACCACCGTTTGAAATGTGAACACCTCCGTCAAATGTTTCAACTTTAATAAATGCTTTCTTTTCCATAATTTTCTTCTCCTTTATTTATTTCTAATAACAACTAGCATGTACTCAACCACTAATAAGTTCATGCTTAATGAAGCGACACTTAATAACTTCATTTCTGTGACATTTAAATTATTCCCTGTAACAATTCCTGAAAAGAAACTTGCTAATACAATTAGATTAGAGACAATAATAATAATTTTTTCAAATCTGTTCATTTGAAAATCCTTCTTTCTGTGCTATAATTAACACGCAATTTTGATACTTTTTTAAGAGCACACGATGGCTGTCGTGTGTTCTTTTTTTGTGCTCATAAGCACTTAGCGCCAAAGAAAGCATTTATTTGATCAACAGACAAATTATTTAAAAAGGATTGATATATTCAATGTAAGATACACATACGAAGGGAGTTTCCAAAAAAATGAAAACGAGACATTCTACAATAATATTATTTGCCTTCTTTGGCTTTAGGTGCCTACGAGCAACTAAAGCTACTTATTCAATTGTCTTTCTTTTAGTGAGCTCCTCTACCACTGCTGCAATTAACTTATCTGAAGGAGCTCTATAGTAATTGTTCATGTAATCGAAGAAAGCCTTACGTGGAATGTAAGTACTTCTTTTACCTGAGTCATGTTTTACTACTGACCCAGGCATTACGCCCTGTTGGATTGCGTTAATGATGAAGTCACGGCTTTTGTGGGTAATCTGCATGACTTCCTCAACACTGATACTCCATTCATCCATGATGATCACTCTCCTATTGAAGGAACTTATTAATGAAATACTGTTGACCCTTACCAGTGACTTTTGGGGTCTTAGTTGTGATATTCACTCCTGAGCCGTTGACGTAAGAGCCTTCCTTGATTTCAAAGAGACCGAGGTCCATAGCCTTCTGTGTAGGCATGTTGTAATCAGTTCCCTGGCGCTTGATCAGATAGCCTTTTTCTCTGAGCCATGCAAATAAACGCTTCTGACCCATGTCAATGCCATTTTGCTTTAGAATCTTTGCAAGTTCACCAACGAGAATAGATGTATGGCTAGTTGCTACTGCATCAGCAAATACAACCTTTGGCTTCATCTGCTCAATCTGCTTGTCTTTAGCAGCTAGAACGTTCTGCGCTTCAATCAGCGCTCTAGCCATTAATTCTGAGCCACTTAACTCCTTCACTTGGTACTGCCCTGTTTTTCTTAATGCTGGCAACACCTCAGATGTAACCCAACGTTTGAATTTCTTGGCGCTTGGTAACTTGCTTGAGAGAACTAAACTGTATAGACCTGATTCATTGATGATTGTCATCCCTCTTGGAGAATCAAAAGTACCGTTTTGGTAGTTTTGCCTATCTTCTTCATCTACGTGTCGGTTAATATCTCTACTACCGTTTTGGTACCCGAGAACATCAGCAACATCTTTTCCAACGAACCAAGGCTCATTATTAAGCAAGAGACTTCTTACTTCATGATTTTCAAAATTAAATAATTGTACTTCGTTCATATTAATCTCCTTTAACAATACGCTTTAAGCGTTATCTTTTTCTAAAAAAAGAAGTTGATCATATTCAACTTGATAAACTTCTTCAATTTTCTTCAACATAGGAATGTTTGGATATGTCTTCCCTCTTTCGTAATTAGAAAGAACATCATCGCTGATTCCGAGTTTTTTAGCAGCTTCTTTCTGAGTTAATCCTAATCTATCTCTAGCTGTTCTTAATGTATACATTTCTCTGTATGCTTTTTTCATTTCTTTCACTTCCTTATTTATTAATTAATTTAACAAGACAAACAATAATCACAATATTCAAAATAATTTGAATAATATCTAATAAAATCTGCATATTGATATCTCCTTTCTTTTCTTCATATATTGACAACAGCGAACCAAAAAGTTAATATCAATCAAGGAGAGGAAAGCCCTCCCCTCAACCTTATTTCAATAAATCTTTTACTAGATTAATTATTGAAATCATCAGGTTGATGATTGATGTAGCAAGTGCGATGTGGGTCAAACGCAATTCGTACTTGCTTTTTCTTTTACGCTTTTTCTTCACTGATATGTCCTCCTTTCGTAATCTATTGTACTACGCTTAAAGCGTTATGTCAACGAATAAGCGTAATTTCATCGTTTTTTATTGTTATTTTTACGCAAAAAGCATATTATATATATAAGGAGGTATGATTTATGTCAGACTTAGGAAATAAAGAAGTAATGGCAAAAAATATTAAATACTATATGTCATTGCATAATAAGACAAGAAAACAGATATGTTCGGATTTAGGTTTTGCATATACTACTTTTTCAGATTGGATTAATGGGAAGAAGTATCCACGTATTGATAAGATAGAAATGATGGCTAATTATTTTAATATCGCAAAATCTGATTTGGTAGAGAGTAAAGATAAGCAAGAACTAGCATCAACTTACGATAACCTTTACAAACTAGACAAAATAAAACTACCTTTTCTTGGAAAGGTAGCATGTGGTGAGCCTATCTTCGCAGATGAAGACAGAGAAAGTTATATAATGATTGGTACTGATATTGGTGCTGATTTCTGTCTCCAATGTCAGGGCGACAGTATGATAAATGCAAGGATCCATGATGGTGATATTGTCTTTGTGAAGAAAACTGACATAGTAGAGAATGGAGAGATTGCTGTAGTAATCATAGATGATGAGGCTACACTAAAAAGATTCTTCTATTATCGTGAACAGAATCTAGTTATTCTGAAGCCTGAAAATCCAAAGTATCAGGATATAATCCTTACAGGTGAGCAGTTGAATCAAGTTAGAGTAATCGGAAGAGCCGTCGCTTTCCAAAGCGATGTAATTTAAATTGATAGGAGGATTATAAATTATATGCAAGAAAAGAAAATGAAATATCAAAGATACAAACGTGGACAGATTGTATTGATTGACTTCAGTCCTTCTATGGGTAGTGAATTACGTGGCAAACATTTTGCAATTGTAATAACAAAGAAAGACTCCCCTAATAATGGTGTCTTGACTGTCATACCACTAAGTTCCAAAGAAAAACCTTACTATTTTAAAATGGTACCCATAAGGAGGACAACAACCTGACAGTTGTGATACCCCTCCTGT